GGGGGGAGGGTCGTCTCGAGGCCCGGTCCGACCCCCCAGGAGACCCGCGCCCCTCTTCGCGAGGGAAACTCGGGGGCCTCTCGGTGACCTCCCGCCCCTTCACCCTCCCCCACTTCCGCGCCTGGGCTCTCGGGCTCACGCTCGACACGGGCGACCCGTGGGAGCTGGAGCCGTTCCAGTCGGCCTTCGTCCGTGACCTGTTCGCGGGCCGCGCGGAGAACTGGCTCATCGTCCCCGAGGGAAACGCGAAGACGACGCTGGCCGCAGGGCTCGCCCTGTACCACTGCGAGCACCGCGACGGGGCCTCGGTGCCCATCGCCGCCTCGTCGCGGGAGCAGGCCGAGATCCTGTACCGCCAGGCCGAGGGCTTCGTGCTTCGCTCCGCCTCCCTCCACGAGCGCGTCCACTCGCGGCTCCAGGAGGTCAAGGGCAAGCGCAAGGTGGAGGTGCCGCGCTTCACCTGCCTGGAGGGCTACCGGCGCATCAACCACGTCGGGGGCGGGCGCATCCAGGTCTTCGCGGCCGACGACCGCACGGGCGACGGCGTCATCCCCACGCTCGCCATCATCGACGAGCTCCACCGTCACCGCGACATGCGCCTCTACCGCACGTGGGCAGGCAAGCTCGACAAGCGCCGCGGCCAGCTCGTGACCATCTCCACCGCGGGCGAGCCGGGCTCCGACTTCGAGCAGGCGCGGGAGCGCATCCGCCAGGACGCCGCGGCGTCCCTGACGCGCCGGGGCTCGTTCGTGCGGGCCGCCACGCCCGCCCTCGTGCTCCACGAGTGGGCCGTGCCCGAGGGTGCCGACGTCGAGGACGTCCGGGTCGTGAAGCGCGCCAACCCGCTGGCGGCCATCACCACGGCCCGCCTGCGCGCCAAGCTCGAGGCGCCCACGATGACGCTGACCCATTGGCGCCGCTTCGTGTGCAACCTGCCCACCCGCAGTGACGAGGCGGCCATCACCGAGGCCGAGTGGGCGGCCGCGCGGACCGACGAGACCATCCCCGACCACGAGCCCATCTGGGTCGGCCTCGACGTGGCCTGGAAGTGGGACACGACGGCCATCGTGCCCTTCCTCATGCGCGACCGCGAGCACCGCCTCCTGGGGCCGGCCATCGCCCTCGTCCCGCCGCGGGACGGCGGCTCGCTCGACCCGCACCTCGTCGAGGGCGCGCTCACCGCGCTGCACGCCCGGAACCCCATCCACACCGTCGTCATGGACCCCAGCCGCGCCGAGCAGCTCGGGGCCTGGATCGAGGAGACCTTCGGCTCGACGGTCATCGCCCGGGGGCAGACGCCGGCGCTCGCCGTCTACGATTACGAGAGGTTCATGGAGGCCCTGCGCTCGGGCTGGCTCAAGCACTCGGGCGACCCCGTGCTCACGTGCCACGCGCTCAACGCCGTGGCGCGCATCGACCGCTTCGGCGCGGCGCGCTTCGACCGCTCCAGCCCGACCCGCAGCGGTGCACCGGAGCAGGAGCGCCGCGTCATCGACGCGCTCACGGCCGCGGCCATGGTCCACGCCCAGGCGTCCATGCAGCCGGCGCCCGAGGTCGTCCCCATGGTGGCGTTCCGTTAGCCATGAACGACGAATGGCACGCGAGGACGTTCCGATGACCCGCCGCAGCCTGGCCATGGCGCTCGTCCTGCTCGGGGTCGCCCTCGCGGTCACCGGCATCGGCCTCGTCTCCGTTCCCCTCGCCCTCGTCGTCGCTGGTTGCGCCATCGCGGCCATCGGCCTGCTCGCCGTGGAGGTGCCCCGATGAACCTGCTCCAGTCACTCATCCGTCCCCACTCCGTCCGCGGCGCCGGCTGGGCGGGGCGGGACGTCTACGACATGCTCACCGGGGGCGGCGCCATGACCTTCGGCGGCGGCATCTACCCGTTGGGCACGGGCACGTCCCTGTCCTTCCGCGAGGAGGAGATCGGTGCCGGCTTCGCCAGCTACGCGCACATGGCGATGATGGCCAACCCCATCGTCTTCGCGTGCATGGAGTATCGCCGCAAGACCTTCAGCCAGGCGTACTTCCAGTGGCAGCGCCTCCGGGCCGGGACGGCGGGCCCGGCAGGCGAGTTCTTCGGCACCTCGGCGCTCGAGCTGCTCGAGCAGCCCTGGACGAACGCCACGACGCCGGACATGCTCAACATCGCCATCCAGTACGCCGACCTCGGCGGCAACGCCATCATCGTGCGGCGGGACCGCCAGCTCTCGGTCCTGCGTCCGGACTGGCTCTCCATCATCGCCGCCAGCGAGCGGCAGCCCGAGCAGGGCATCGTGGCCATCGACGCGAAGGTGCAGGGCTACGCCTACTGGGCCGGCGGCAAGGGCTACGGCGAGCCCGAGCTGCTGCTGCCCGAGGAGGTCGCGCACTTCGCCCCCATCCCCGACCCCACCGCGCGCTTCCGCGGCATGAGCTGGCTCACGCCAGCCATCCGCGACATCATGGGCGACCAGGCCGCCGCGACCCACAAGCTCAAGTACTTCGAGAACGGGGCCTCGGGCGCCGTCGTGGTCAAGCTCGACCCGACCGTCGTCAACACCCTCGACAAGTTCGACGCCTGGGTCGAGAAGATGGAGCAGGGCCACAAGGGCGCCATGAACGCCTACCGGACCTGGTACCTCTCGTCCGCCGCCGACGTGCAGACCGTGGGCGCCAACCTGCGCCAGGAGGACTTCGCGGTCACGGTCGGCAAGGGAGAGAGCCGCATCGCCTCCGACGCGGGCGTCCCGCCGGTCCTCGTGGGCTTCAGTGAGGGCCTCGCCAGCGCGACCTACAGCAACTACGCCATGGCACGGCGGGCATACATCGACTCGACCCTCTGGGACCTCTGGGGCAACATGGCGGGCGCTCTCCAGTCCATCCTGCCCACCCCCTCCGGCTGCCGCCTCTGGGTCGATGGGCGACGCATCCCGCTCCTCCAGGAGGACGAGAAGGACCGCGCCGAGATCCAGCAGATGGACGCCGGCGCGATCAATACCCTCGTGACGGCCGGCTACGAGCCGGACTCGGTCGTGGCCGCCGTGACCAGCGGCGACCTGACCCGCCTCGTCCACTCGGGCCTGTACTCCGTCCAGCTCCAGAAGCCGGGCGCCGAGGAGCCCGCCGAGCCGGAGGAGGCCGCACCGCCAGTCGCCGCCCCTCGGCCGACCGTGGCGCAGCAGGCGCACGACCTCGGGGTCAGCGAGCGGACGCTCCGCCGCTGGCGGCAGCGCGACGCCTGACGGGCCTGCTACACTCATGCGGTCCTCGGTTCGCGACCGAGAGGAAGGGCCGAGTAGAGCGTACGGCCCGACAGGACCCCGTCACTTCGAGCGATCGGAGAGGCGGGGTCTTCGTTTTGGCCGCTATTGGCCGCTTCCTGTCCGCTGTTGGCCGCTCTTGTCCCTAGCATGTCCGCCCCCTCCGGTGTGAGCATCGCGGGCATGAGCAAGCCGTCATCCCCGCGCCGCCTCGCGGCGCTGTCCGAGGCGCCCTGGGCGCTCATGCCGGACGCCCTCTCGCGCATCGTGGCCTGGGACCGGGAGGACGGCGACCCGGCGAAGGTCGTGGCTCTGTCCGGTGTGCACGACGGCGCGAGCCGCGTGGGCTCCGTGCAGGTCATCCCCGTCTACGGTGTCATCGAGCACCGCTCCGACTGGCTCATGGAAGCCTTCGGCGGCGTCGCCGTCGAGACGCTGCGAGCGGACATCCACTCGGCCCTGGCCGACCCGTCGGTCGCGGCCATCGTCCTCGACATCGACTCGCCCGGCGGCTCGGTCGCGGGCATGACCGAGCTGGCCGGCGACCTCCGCGCCGCTCGCGGGGGCTCGAAGCCCATCGTCGCGGTCGCCGACACGCTCGCCGCCTCGGCCGCCTACTGGCTCGCCAGCCAGGCCGACGAGCTCGTCGTCAGTCCATCGGGCTCGGTCGGCAGCATCGGCGTCTACGCGATCCACCAGGAGGCCAGCCGGATGCTCGACGAGGCCGGCATCACGACGACCATCGTGAGCGCCGGGCCCCACAAGAGCGAGGGCAACGAGTTCGAGCCGCTCACAGACGAGGCCCGGGCCGACATCCAGGAGCGCGTCGACATCTCCTACAGCCAGTTCCTCGCCGACGTGGCCGCCGGGCGGCGTGTGCCCGTCGAGAAGGTCGAGGCCGACTACGGCGGCGGCCGTGTCCTGACCGCACGCAAGGCGCACGCCGCCGGCATGGTCGACCGCGTCGAAACGCTGGCCCAGACCGTCGCCCGCCTGGGTTCCACGGCCGGCCGCCGCCGGGCCCTTTCCGCGGAAGCGGGCGAGCTCGAGGAGCCGCTGCCCTTCCACGAGCGCCTCGAGGCCGTCAGCGCCGAGGCGTACGCCCTCGTGGGCCACGCTCGCGAGCGGGCCCGCCTGCGGGCCAAGGACGGCCGCCCCGCCTTCTCCACCACCACCGAGACCTCGCTGCGGTCGATCCGCGACGCGATCGACGGCCTGCTGGCCCTGGACGAGCCGGGACCGGACGAGCCACCCGACGAGCCGGACGAGCCGGCCCCGCCGGAGCCCACGCCGCCACCCGTGGCGGTCCCCCTGCGCTTCCGGAGCCGTGAGGCTTGGCTGCGCCACCTGGAGGCATGACCATGATCACCCTTGCAGACCTCGAGGCCCTGCGCTCGCCGGACGAACTGGCGACGCTGCAGGGCGAGGTCCAGGCCCGCATGAAGGACATCGACAACGAGTTCGGTGTCAAGCCCTTCAGCCCCGAGGCGCAGACCGAGTGGGCCAGCCTCGACGAGGTCGACAAGGAGCTGTCCGCTCGCCTCGTCGAGATCGAGGCCCGCAGGACGCGACTCGCGGGGCTGGCGCGGAACGACGCCAACGTCGTGAGCTTCAGCCCGCCCTCGCCTCGCACGAACGCCACGCGGGCCCGCCGCGTGCCCGAGGACATCTTCGCCCTCGAGCAGTACCGCCGCCTGTCCGACTCCGAGCAGGAGCTGCACCAGGCGTACCACGACGGCGCCATGTACGCCGTCGAGCGCGCGGTCTACCCCAACCCGCAGTCCGTCCCGGCCATCGAGCAGGCGCACATCGAGAAGCTCCTCGCCGAGGCCGATCGCCCCTCCCCGAAGAACCCCAACCGCGAGCTCGCCCAGCGCATCATCGCGACCGGCTCGGACACCTACATGCGGGCCTTCACGAAGTACGTGCAGGGCCGCCCACTGAACCCCGACGAGCAGCGCGCCGTCGCCCCGTGGACCGTGCAGACGGACGCCACGGGCGGATACGCGGTGCCCTTCAGCTTCGACCCGACCATCCTCCACACGGGCGCCTGGACGAACGTCAACCCGTACCGCCAGGCGTGCACCGTCAAGACCATCGTGGGCACCGACACGTACAACGCGCCGACCACGACGTCCTTCACGGTCGCTCGTGCGGCCGAGGCCGCGGCGGCCACCGAGGGCCTCGGGGCCGTCGGCCAGATCAGCGCCATCGTGGGCAAGGTCCACGGCGTCGGCAAGGTCAGCATCGAGCTGCTCCAGGACCGCCCGGACGTCGTGTCCGAGATCGCGTCCCTCATCTCCGAGGCGAAGGACACCGAGGAGGAGTCCAGCTTCTCCGTCGGCGCCGGCGACGCGCTCGGCGCGGGCTACAACCCCATCGGCATGTTCGGCGCCGCGCACACCACGTCGGGCGCCTACACCCACATCGACACCGGCGCGGCCGCCGGCGCTGTCGCGGCGTCGGATGCCTACCTCGTCGAGGCCGCCCTCCCCATCCGCCACCGCGCCCGCGCGGCGTGGTTCATGAACCGTGGCGTCATCCGCGTCTTCCAGGCGCTCGAGACGACCGGCGGCCAGCTCTTCGGCGGCCCGAACTACGCCAGCGTGGGCTACCCGCAGCAGTCCCCGGTCGGCAACACCGGCCTCCGCCTGTTGCAGTACCCCATCTGGGAGACGCCGTCGGCCCCGGCCTTCGTGGCCGCCACCGACGACCTCGTCATCGCGTGCCTCTGCGATCCGTCCAGCTACTACATCATCGAGCGCGCGGGCATGTCCGTCGAGGTCATCCCCCATTTCCTCGATGCCACGACCGGCTACCCGACCGGCCAGCGCATGATCTACGCCTGGTGGCGCAACACGGCCAAGCCGGCCAACGTCGACGCCGGCCGACGCCTCGCGCTCCTCGCCTGAGCCTAGACCTGTGGGGGCGGTGCGAGCCGCCCCCACACATCCCCACGGAGGGACGCGGATGCCGACCAAGGTGACGCCCACCGTGACGCCGACCGGAGAGCTCGCCCTGTACATCGTGCGCGAGTCGTTCCTGGGGTCGGACGGCACGATCTACGCGAAGGGCCAGGTCATCCACCCCGATGACCTGCACATCAAGCTCATGCCCGAGCGGTTCGCCCCGTTCGAGTTCCCGCACCCGGTGCGGCGCGGGCGGGCCATCACGACCCCCGAGGTGCGGGCCTGATGGCTGCCAACATCTTCTCCAACATCAGCGCGGCCACCGCTGCGGTCACGAACCGCTTCGTGACCAGCACGAACATGAAGGTCGGCGCGTACACCATCGCGAACTCCGGCGTGGCGACGTGGGCCGGTGGCTTTCTCGTCACGCTCACGCACTCGACCGTCGCGGTCGGCACCGACACGCTCGGCACCGTCGTCATCGTCGGCACCGACATGGCCGGCCAGGCGCAGACCGAGACCCTTACCCCTGTCGCTGATTCGACCGTCACGGGCACGAAGATCTTCCGCACCGTCACCAGCGCCACGGGCGCCGGCTGGGTCATCGCGGGCGGCAACGACACCCTCGTCATCGGCAACGCCGCGGGCGCCTACCTCGTGGCCGGCTCCGGGCAGCTCCACGCCGTCGTCCTCAACAACAGCGTCGCCGCGACCATCGTCGTCGCGACCGGCCGGGGCACCCTCGCCACCATCCCGGCCTCGGCCGCGGCGGGCCTGCTCTACCAGTACGACGCCACCATCGAGGGCTACCTCAAGGTGACGACGACGTCGACGAACGACATCACCGTCATCCACACCACCAGCCTGCCCACCACCTACGCGATGGTCTGATGCTGCTCACCGTCGACGAGCTGCGCACCTTCGTCACGACGAGCCTGTCGGACGACGCGCTCCTCACCCTGCTCGACGCGGCCGAGGCGGACCTCGGCTCGCTCGACGCAGTCACCGAGCGGCACGACGGCGGCTACGAGGCGCTCGTGCTCGACCGTCGCGTCGGCACGGTCACTTCGGTACGGGAGATGGTCGAGACGGCCAGCCCCACCACCCTCGACGCGACCGACTACCGCGCCGACGGCTACATCCTCCACCGCCTGTCCACCGGCACGCATCCCTCCACCGCCTGGCTCGGCGAGGTGGAGGTCGTCCATACCCCGACCGACGACGAGGCCGAGCGCAAGCGCGCCCAGGCGGAGCTCGTGCGCATCGACCTCTCGGTGGCCGGTGGCGTCGTCTCGGAGCGCATCGGGGACTACTCGGTCGGCTACGCCACGAAGGCCGACGCTGCGAGCGCACGGGCCGCCATCGTGGCCCGCTTCCAGGGAGCGATGGTGCGGTGAACCTGCCGCACGTCGTCACCATCGAGCGGGCCACCGAGGGCAGCATCGACGACCGCGGCGTGCCGGCCCAGACGTGGGCGACGCTCGCCACGGTGGACGCCTGGGTGCAGCCGAAGTCGGTCCGCGAGGTGGCCCAGCTCAGCCAGGCAGGGCCCGTCGTCTCGACCCACTCCGTCTACCTCTGGCCGACCGACGTCACCGAGTCCGACCGCCTCGTCTACGGCGGCGCGACCTACCAGGTCGACGGCATCCACGACGAGGCCGGCATCGGCCACCACTACCGCGTCGACGCCCACCTCGTGGAGGTCTCCTGATGCGTGTCACGAACATCGGCCCCGAGACCGTCGCCTTCCGCGACGACGCCGGCAAGCACCACCTCGAGCCCGGCGCCTCGCTCGAGGTCACCGGCGACCAGCACCTGCCGCACGTCCTCTCGCTCCCCGGGATCGTGCCGGCTTCCGAGGTCCCGGCCCGGCGCCCCCGCCCGCCCGTGAAGGCGGACGATGACTGACCCCTTCGGTGTCATCCTTGCCATCCTCCGGGCCGACGCGGGCGTGGCGGCCATCGCCAGCACGCGCATCGGTGCCGAGCCGGCCGACACGCTTCCCTGCGTCGTCATCGGTGACCTGGCCACGACGCGGCGGCCGTTCGGCTCGCGGAGCGGCAACCTGGGGCTGCAGCTCTGGATGGGCTTCGCGCGCTGCTACGGCGCCGACAGTCCCACGGGCGCCATCAACGCGCGGGCCCTGGCTGGTGCGGTCAGCGACGCGCTGCACGGTCACGGCGCCACGCGGGGCTCGTCGAGCCGCTGGATGCTCCGTTCCTACGCCGCCGACCTGGACGGCCTCGTGCGCGACCCGGACACCCACTGGCCGTATTACGACGTCCGCATCGACGGCTACTTCGCGGCGGGGGCGGTCGCCTAGCGATCCTTCCTGACGCACCGTCCACGCGGTAGCGCACCAGTCGACGGCCGGCACGCCGGCCAGCACACGAACAGGAGGCATCCATGCCACTCGTCGTCACTCCGAAGGCGTACATCATCGGCCCGGCCCTCGTCTACTATCGGGAGGTCGGCGTCAGCACGGCGTGGACGAGCGCCGGGGCGACCCTCGACGACGCGGTCATGCGCGTCACGACCGAGTGGTTCCGGCCCGACAACCTCTCAGGTGTCAAGGGCCCCGTCATGGGCCTCGACGTCCTGCGCCGCGTCGAGGCCGAGATCGAGTTCACCCTCGGCGAGGTGGCCGGCGCGAGCCTCGCCCTCGCCCTGCCCGGGGCGCAGTTCACGGCCGAGGTCCACGCCGACGCCGGCGGCACGCCGGGCTCGACCACGACCACGGCGGCCATCGCCGCGGGCGTGACGACGGTGCCCTGCACGGCGGTCACGAACTTCGCCGTGGGCGACTACTTCCGCATCGACGCCACGACACTGCTCGAGTACCGCCAGATCACGGCCATCAACGCGCTCAATATCAGCTTCCGCGACCCGCTCCTCTACGCCCACGCCGGCGGCGTGGCCGTGGTCGAGACGACGGGCGACAAGCGCGACAGCATCACGGCGCCGGTCCTCGCGCGCCAGCCCGACAGCGCCTACAAGGAGTGGTCGCTCGTGTCCGAGTCCGGCAACGGCTACCACGAGCTGCGCATCCCGCGCGGCATCAGCCAGACCGAGTCGCTCGAGATGACCGTGGCCGACGACGCCGTGACCGGCGTCCGCGTCACCATCGGGGCCCGCTACCTAGGCTCCGACCTGACCATCAGCCCGTTCACCCTGTACGTCCCGGCGGCCTAGCCGTGACGGAACGGACGGAGGAGCTCGCCCTGCGCGGGCTCCTCTCCCTCACGATGGGCGGCCAGCCCTACGAGCTGCGCACGCTCACGCTCGACGAGAGCGACGAGTGGCTGGGCAAGGTGGCCGCGGCCATGTCGGCCATCGAGATCCCCGACGAGGTGTCCTGGCTGGGAGACATCGCCGCCCTCCTGACGACGTCCGCGACGGCCGTCGCCGGGCTCGTCGCCGAGTACGACCGCGACGGGGTGCTGGGCGGCCTCGACGTCATCCGGGCCCGCATGACGAAGCGCGAGCTGAAGGCGGCCATGGACGCGATGGTGACCGCAGAGGACCCTTTCGGGACGGACGTGGCCCGTTCGGTGGCCACGGGCTTTGGAGCACCTTCGCAGACGCTGGCGTTCGGGATCGAGCGCGTGGCCGTCGCGTCACAGCTGGCGATATCGATGAATGGGCGCTCCGCTCGTTCGGGCTCGACCATCGACGGCTCCGCCGCGAGTGGAGCCGCGAGCAGCTCCTCATCCGCTGGACCTACTCCCACGAGCGTCAGCGCCGCGAGTCGGAGGAGCGCATGACCGCCATGGAGATGGCCGTCGCCCACGGCTACCTCTCGGCCACGCAGAAGGGCTATGCCGAGCAGCGCGAGCGCGCCCGGCGGCAGGGGCCGGTCCGCAGGTCGCGCGGGGACTGGGCCCGTGACCTCGCCCGTGACCTCGGGCAGTCCGTCGTCGTGGGCTCGAGCCCCGACGGGCCGATGCACTGACATGGTGCAGACGGCACGCGCCAGGGCCCGGGTCGTGCTCGCACGCGAGCGGCTGCACGAGCTGGACCTGGCCATGGCCGCCGGGCTCGAGGGCAACGCCCTGGCGGTCCTCGAGCGCGTCCGGCCGCCCGACGCCACACCCTTCGGCGAGGGACTCGTGGACCGCGGCGGCTTCATCAGCTACGTGGGCGGCAAGCGCGTCGGAGGCGACGCCGACAAGAAGCCCGAGGACATGCGGGTCATGGGCCAGGGCGTCGTCGTGGGCGTGGGCTTCTCCTTCCCAGGCCGTTTCCAGGAGATGGGCACGGTCCGCCAGCCGCCCCGCCCGTTCCTCACGCCGGCGGTCATGTCCGTCGTCGGTGACGAGTCCATCGTCGTGAACGCCGTCCGCGTGGCACTCGCGGGCAAGCTCCAGTCGATGGCCCGCAAGAACCTGCGCTATCGCATGAAGGCGACGCCGTGAAGATCGGGGACATCTTCTACGAGTTCAGGGGCGAGAGCCGCCAGCTCATCATCGACGCCAAGAAGGCCGGCGAGCAGGCGGGGGCCGCCGGAGCGGGCACCTTCGGCAGCCGCTTCAGGACGGCCATGACGACGGGAGACTTCGCCTCGTTCGTCAAGAGCGGCTTCGGCCTCGCGGCGGGACTCGCCATCTTCGGCGCGGTCACGGGCGCGATCAAGGGCGTGGCCGACATCATGGGCGATGCCGTCCGCGCGGCGGCCGAGGAGCAGGTCGGCATCGCGCAGCTCACCGCCTCGCTGGAAGCGAACGTCGAGGGCTGGGACGGCAACCGCGACGCCATCGAGGAGGTCATCACCGCCCGTGAGCGGCTCGCCTTCAACGACGACGAGCAGCGTCAGTCCATGGCCCTGCTCGTGGCCGCCACGAAGGACGTCACCGAGGCGCAGGAGCTGCAGGCCATCGCGATGGACCTGTCGCGCCTCCGTGGCACCGCGCTCGTGGAGACGACGACGCTCATCGGCAAGGTCTACCAGGGCAACCTCACGGCGCTCAAGCGCTTCGGTATCAGCCTGGGGAACGTCAAGACCTCGCAGGAGGCGCTGACGAAGATTCAGCAGCTCGCCCGCGGGCAGGCCAGGGCGTACGCGGACACGGTCGAGGGCAAGCAGGTCCGCGCGCAGCAGGCGCTCAACAACGCGATGGAGGACCTCGGCACGGTCCTCACCCCCATCGTGGCCGAGATGGCGACGTGGGTAGCCGACACGCTCCCCGCCGCGGTCGGCTGGATCGGGCAACTGGGCAGTCTGATGGGCTCCGTCGGCGACATCCTCGACCCGGCGGCCGCCGACTACAAGCGCTTCCGCGCCGCGGTCGCCGAGGCCGTCGCGGAGCAGGGTGGCAACGTCGTCACCGCGCTCGAGATGCTCGACGCGCAGCACAGGCTGAACGAGGAGCAGCGTCTCGCGGCCGACATCGCGACCGCGACCCAGAAGACGTACGACGACTACTACACCACCCAGCTCCTGCTCATCACGGGCACCGGCACGATGGCGGACGCCGAGGCGTTCCTCGCCACGCAGGAGGCCGAGGTCGCGGACAGCATGCGCGACGCGGCGAAGCAGCAGGCCGACCTGGCCGTCTCGCGCGTCGACACGACGAGAGCGACCGAGGAGGCCGACATCGAGGAGGACGCCTACGCGACGTCCGTGGTCACGACGGCGAAGGCACTCATCGTCGCGACCGAGAACAGCGAGAAGGCCGAGAAGGCGCTCGGCTCTCTCGGGGGGGCCGTCGACGAGGCGGGCGACGAGTTCGACACGCTCCCCGTCGCGATCAGGACCGCGAGTCGCGAGGTCATCAGCGGCCTGGCGGGGCTGCCCGACAGCATGAAGGACACCATCCGGAGCGGCAGGAAGACCGTCCAGGAGGCGATGACGGACCTGCGCTGGTCCATGGAGCACCCCTTCGCCGGGCAGAAGTACGTCGACTTCCTGAAGGACAAGCAGGAGGCCGCCCAGCGCAAGCTCGAGAGAGCCCTCGAGACCGGCAACGTCGAAGCTGCCAAGCGAGCCGCTGCCCTCGTCGATGCCATCCAGGTCGAGCTGGACCGGCTGGACGACCTGGACTACGACGTCAGCGTCAACGTGGACGTCTACGGCCGGCGGCGCGTCGGCGCGGCACCCGGGCGTGCCGCCGGCGGTCCCGTCGCGGCTCACATGCCCTACTGGGTCGGCGAGTCCGGGCGACGTGAGCTGTTCGTGCCCGAGACGAGCGGCCACATCATCCCTGAGCACGCCGTGGCCAGCGGGCCGACGGTCGTCGAGGTGCGACACACCGTCACGATGGAGGGGGCCATGGCGCTCCGACAGGCGGGCTATGACGCGGGCGAGGTGGCCCGCATGCTCCGGGATGCCGCGACCACCTCGACTCGCCGCTACAGGTGGACAGGCTGATGGCGACCCCGACCTTCACCCGTGTCCTCCGCGCCGTCAAGGAGCAGTCCGTCCGGTACGACGCCAGCGAGACCGGCGACGACCGCTACACCGGCAACGGAAACGACCGCCACCTGCCCATCGGCCGCGCCGCGAACGATGACATCTACCGGGCCCTCCTGAAGTTCGGCCTCGACTGGTCAGACGTCAACCAGGTCGTCACGGGCGTCCTCGTCGTGAAGTCCACCGACGAGGTCCACGTCGCCTTCGGGGCGGGCCCCACCTACGAGGTCCAGCGCTGCACCGAGGACTGGGGCTCCGGTGGCGGCTCCGAGGGAAGCTGGCCGGTCCTCGCCTCGGGCAAGGCGTACCCCGGGCCGGCCGTCGCGGGCACGACCTACACGAAGGGACCGCTGGCCGGCGCGACCGAGACCGTCCGCCGGCTCGACATCACCGGCATCCTCGAAGCCTGGGCGCCCGACACGGTCATGAAGTCCGACGGCGTCACCGCCGGCGACGGGGAGGACAACCGCGGCCTCCGCCTGAAGGCCCCCACCGAATCCACGACCGACGACCGCTACGAGATCCACGGGATGCGCTCGGCCGCGGCCCGGCGGCCGTACATCGAGCTGACCTACATCCGCAACAAGCCGCCCCTCGCGCCGACCATCACGAGCCCCGAGGCGGGCGGGGACCCGGCCTACTCATCCTCCTCGCAGGCGGACCGGCTCAGCGTCGACTTCCTGTTCAGCGACCCGGACGCCTCCAACACCTGCCTCCTCGCCGACCTCGAGGTCTACGGCGATGGCGCCACCGACGGCGCGCCGGGGACGCGCATCGCGCACCGCACCGTCGCCCCGACGGCCCTCTCCGGCCTGAACGCCTACCGCGTCATCATCCCCGACGACTACGCCGAGAGCGGCCAGGAGATGACCGCGCGCACGGCCATGCGCTACCGGCTGCGGACGCAGGACAGCGACTACTCGTGGGGCCCCTGGTCCCCGCTCGCGGATGGCCGCTTCTGGCTCAGCTACCTCGCGTCGGCACCGCGCCAGTCGTACATGGAGCCCTCGGTCGACGGGCCCCACATCTTCGGCTCGCTCGCGAGCTACGACCCCGACGACTACATCACCGGCTGGGAGGGCGAGTTCTACGCTGACACGCGCTCCGGCGCGACGGCCCTGTGGACGCCCGGCCAGATCGGCATCGGCGGCACCTCGACGCGCAGCGATGTCACCTGGCAGGGCGCCTCGCTCACCGACGGCCAGCGCGTCCGCTGGCGCCACCGCCACGCGAACCGCGACGGCCAGTGGGGCACCTGGTCGGGCTGGCTGTACACGACGGTCCACGCCGCCTCGGGCCCCGACGCGATGACCCCCATCGACACGTCGACGAAGCTGCTCACGCGGACGCCGACGCTGACCATCGCGAACAGCGCCGCCTTCACCGGCTACCGCTGGCGCCTCTACCGCAGCGACGAGGAGATCCACGATTCGGGCGAGACGTCCTGCACCTCGTCGACGAGCGAGGCGGTCACCCCGCCCGCCGGTCTGCTCGCGTGGGGCGACGGCGACGACGAGACGCCCCTCGAGTGGGAGGCCCAGATCAAGCTCGCCTCCACCGGCGTCTACGGCGAGTGGTCGCCGCGCTACGCCATCCGCATCAACGCCCTCCCGGGCGCCACCGTCGAGATCATCCCGGCGCCTTCGGCCTCGGGCGTCATCGAGACCTCCGACCCGAACGTCTGGGCCCCCTATGACGACGTGGACAAGACGGCCTACAACGAGTGGCCGGTCGCGCGGGCGCTGGAGATCCGCGAGACCGCGAGCGCCGTCTGGCCGGTCCTGCCCGTAGCCGGCGGCGGGGCGCTCGTGGAGCGGCGCGAGGACGTCGCCCGGAGCCCCTGGACCATTACCCAGCGGCTGGCCATCGGCCGGCAGCTCCAGGGCTGCACGGGGACGAGCGGGTGGGCAGGCACGGGCGGCATCACCGTCTCCACGTACGGCACGCCCCCGACCGGCTACAGCGGCGATTCGACGGCCATCGTGGCGGCCGCCATCGCGGCCACGGCCCAGGGCTACTACGCCCTCTCCCCGACCCTCCGGCTCACGCCCTACGGGACCGGCGCGAAGCTGCGCATCTGGCGCCGCTGCACGAGCTCCACGAACCTCACCGCCTGGCGCCTCCGGCTGCGCTCCGGCTCGGGGAACTACTGGGAGTGGCCCCTGTTCGCCCCCGGCGACACCCTGTCGACCTGGGCCGAGCTCGTCCTCGACATCTGGGACCGTGTCACCGACACCGGCACGTTCGACCCCGCGGCCGTCGACGAGATCGGCATCGTCCTCGTGCCGTCAGGGTCGTACACGGGGGACCTCGACATCCGCGACCTCCGCATCGGGACGGTCCAGGACGCCAAGACGAGCCCGGGCGGGGACCTCGCCTCGGGCCAGAGCTACGACCTGCGGATGCGCTACCGCGACGACGCCACGGCGAAGGCGTCCACGACCCTCGCCGCGGCCAGCATCGCCGGGGCCACGAACGTCAAGGTCGCCTCGGTCAGCGGCCTCGCGGCCGGCGACGAGCTGACCCTCGGGCGCACGACGGGGACGGCGAAGCTCGAGACGCGCACGATCTCGACCGTCGGCACGGCAGGCTCCGGCGGGACCGGCGTGACGGTCAGCGAGGCGTTCACCTTCGCGCACGCCTCGGCCGACACGGCGGACGTCTTCTACTGGGGCGGCTGGTCCGCGTGGTCGACGTTCACCTACCGGGCGCCGCCGGTCGTGGCCGCCAGCACCCCGGCCGACGACGCCTCGGTCCTCGATCCCACCCAGACGCTCGTCTGGACGTTCAGCTCGGCCCTCGCCCAGGACCACGCCGTCATCCGCATCTACCGCCGGACGGGCACCGACGACGCGCTCATCTGGGAGGTGGAGCAGGACGGCACGGGGCTCTCCTACGTCATCCCGCCGCTCCTGCTCGAGCACGGCGGGACGTACGCCTGGGAGGTCGAGCCCTTCGACACGGCGGGACTCTCGGCCATCACGACGCGGCGCCACTTCCACGCCACGTTCACGACGCCGACGGAGCTCGCCGGCCTCGTGGCCACGACGGACGACAGCGAATCGTGGGTGCGGCTCGCGTGGACCGCGAGCGGGGACAGCTACCTCGACCACTACCGCGTCTACTGGCGCGACAGCGAGGACGCCTGGCGCCGCATCGACGGCGGGCCCGAGCGCCTCGGCGACGGGAAGACGGGCGAGAAGCGCGTCACCATCCGCCACTACGGCGGCCGCCTCGACGAGCTGAACGAGTACAAGGTCACGGCCCACAACGGCGCCCAGGAGAGCGAGCCGGCCTATGTGACGGCCACCCTGTCCGCGGCCCGCGCGGGGGCGTGGATGCTCGTGGAGAGCACCGGCTCGGACGTCTTCCCGCTCGACATGGCGAGCGCGCCGCGCACGCGCAGCGTCCTGGTCGAGACGTACCGCCCGCCCGGGCGGGGCAGCGCCGTGCATCTGGCCTGGGGCGGCGCCGGGCGGCGCCTCGACCTCGCGGGCACCTACCTGCGCTCCGAGGACGGCAACCTCTCGGCCGCGGTCGACCGCCTCATCGAGGGCGGCGCGCTCGTCTGGGTAAAGTCCCCCGCGGGCTACGGCTGGGACCCCTTCCTCGGCCTCGTCGTGGACGCCTCGGATGAGCCGGCCACGGGCGGCATGACGATGCTGCGCGTGTCGCTCGAGGAGGTGGACTGGAGCCTGGCCACGGGCGTCTACGCCTGGTGGCTCGATTGACGCTCGAGACGACCCTGCGCGACAGCCACCGGCCGGTCAGCCGGCTCGTCACGCTCACCGCCGGCGGCATCGTGCGCTCGACGTACGCCCCGGTCCGCATCATCCTCGACGGCACGGTCGAGGTGGACCGGACGCGCGAGATCCGGCGCAGCCTGCGGCTCCGCCTCGTGGATGAGGACGGCACGCTCGCGCCGGGCCTCGCCGACGACGAGTTCGCCCCCGGGCAGCGGCTGCGTGTCGACCGCGGCGCCGTCATCGACGGCACGGAGGTGTACGTCACGCTCGGGACGTTCGTCATCGGCTCGTTCGAGGTGGACCTCGCCGGCAGCCTCACGCTGTCGGGGGACGACCCGGCCGTCTCCCTCCAGCAGGACTTCGGCGAGATCGTCACGGTGGGGGCGGGCCTCGCCGCGAGCGACGCCCTGCGCCTGCTCTGGGAGCCGGTCCTCGGTGACGGCTCGGGCTGGGACCTCGACGCGGAGGCCGGGCGCCTGGGCGCGTCGCGGACGTTCGGCGAGGACGAGGAGCGCCTGACGGCCACCCTCGACCTCATGGCGGACAACGGCCTCGAGGCGTACATGGACCGCACCGGCACGCCCGTCCTGCGGCTCGTGCCCGACCCCCTCGCGGCCGTGCCCGCGCGGACGTACGAGCAGTCCGCCGGCGTCGCGCTCGCCACGGCCATCACCCGCCGGGGCGACTGGATGCCGGTCAACCGCCAGGTCGTCATCGGCGACCAGCCGTCGGGTGAGCTCGTCCGCGGCGAGGCGCTCATCACCGACCTCTCGCACCCCTGGCACCCCGACCGCATCGGGCTGCGTTCGGCGCCCGTCCACCGCTCCGCCGCGGTCGGGACGCAGTACCAGGCGAACAGCCTGGCCGCCATCCTCCTGCGCGAGCGGACGCTGTGGCGGGACGCCGTGGAGTGGAGCGGCATCCCCGACCCGACGCTCGACGTCGACGACGTCGTGCGCTTCATCGACGCGCAGACCGGCACCGATGCGCTCTACCGCGTCGACCGCATCTCACTCCCGGTGGCCATGGGCACGATGAGCGTCAGCGCGAGCCGGGTCCTGCCGCTCTACGCCGAGGAGGGCTGACGTGGACGACGCGCAGCGTGACCTGTACGCCGTCGTGGACCGGCGTATCGCCCAGGCGCTCGGCAGGCACCGACCCGTCTCGGCCATCCGCGGGACCGTCTCGCGGGTCGACGCCGCCACGACCCTCTCGGCCTACCTCGAGGGCGCCAGCACGGAGACGCCGAACATCGCCTACCCGCGGAGCCTCATGCCCGCCGTCGGCCAGGACATCCTCGTGCTGCGGCGCGAGGATGGCTACCTCCTGGCGGTCGCCATCCTGTCGGAGGTGCTCGTCCTGCGGGCCAGCTCGGCCGAGCTCGGCTCGCTCGACGCTTCCGGCGACGTCACGGCGGCGAACTTCCTGACGCCGGTGGACGACGCCAACCACGCCGTCGAGGTGGGGGCGGCCGGCAACGCCAAGGTCGGGTCGCTCACGTTCCGGCGCCGGCGTGACGACGACGCCGCGGTCGTGGCCGAGGACGACCTCGGGCGGATCGACTTCTGGGGCCGCAGCGACGGGGGCTCCGACATGCTGGCCGCCCGCCTGTCCGTGGAGGCCGGGGACACCCCGTCGGGGGACATGCCGGGGACGCTCGTCATCGCCACGACGCCCGTGGGTGGCACGACGCCGGTCAGCCGCTGGGTCGTCATGCCGAACGGCGACCTCGTCCCGGCATCGGGGCAGGACCTCGAGATCGGCACGGCCGCCGACCCGCTGACGGCCGTCCGGACGGAGGGCGTCGCCTTCCCCGCGACCGCGGTCCCCAGCGCGGACGTGAACACCCTCGACGACTACGAGGAGGGCACGTTCACGCCGGCCATCACCTTCGGGACGGCGGGCGACCTGTCCGTGACCTACACGACGCAGACCGGCTACTACACGAAGGTGGGCCGCCTCGTCCACATCATGATCACCATGATCACGAGCGCCCTGACGCATTCGACGGCGTCGGGCAACTTCCGTGTCACGGGCCTGCCCTTCACCGTGGGCGGCAACTCGCACCCGCTGTCCTGGCAGGGCGCGAAGTTCCCCTACAACCTCCCCTTCGAGCACCTCGTCCCCCTCGCCGTGAACGGGACGACCTACATCGAGTTCAACAACTGCCGCTACAACAACACGGCGCAGGTCATCGACGCGGCCGATGTCACGAGCGGACAGGCACCCACCATCCGCATCGCGGGCGTCTACCAGGTGAGCTAGGGCGTCAGCCGGTACGTGACCTCCAGCACGGGGTCGCCGGTGACCATCGGCCAGTACCGCCGATAGGGCTCGTATCCCGCCCACTGCGCTGCCGGGAGGTCAGCGTGGTACGCCGCCTCCGCCTCCGGGCGAGTGCGCCCGCTGTAGCGCCTGATGACCTCTCCGGGGCGTGGCGTGGTCGCACGTGGCGCGGCGGCGTCCGGCTTCAGGGCCAGGTAGGCCAGCCCGAGGATGCCCAGCACGCCCGCGACACCGAACCCGTACGAGGGCGGGTATCCCTTGCGTGGCGCGACGAGCGCCCCCAGCGTCCCCCACAGCGCGACCCAGAAGATGAGGGCCAGCAGGAGGTCTGCCTGGGGCACCGCGTCAGTCCTCGCCGGAGCCCACGACGAAGCCCTGGTACAGCGCGGCGACGGTCGCCACGAGCGCCCCCGCCACGGTGCCCCACAGGCCGAGGCCGACCTGGGCGACGAACGCCTCGCTCTCGAGACCGGCGATGCGCGCCTGCACGTCCTGCAGGTCCATGACGCCGATGCCTCCCGCCGCCAGTGCGGCGACGAGCGCGACCACCCACGCCCAGCTCGTCGAGATGCCGGCGAGGCCGGCCAGGATGACGACGACACCCGCGGCGGCCGTGAAGACGCCATCCCCCTCGACGCCGACCTTGGAGATGGAGGCGAACAGAGCCGATGCGCTGACCCAAGGCAGGAACGCGGAGAGCACGACGATGGCGCCTCCGATGACGATGGCGGTCGCCGCCCACGTCCGCTGCTGGGGCTGCGCGGCGGTCGATGGGGGCGGGGGCCCGGGCGAGGGTGAGGGGGGCGGTGTGCCACGCATCAGGTAGGTCACGATGAGCGCGGTGCCGTGCCAGTCCCGGGCGAACGGTTCCCACCCCGCGGCGACCCACGCCGGGAGGTCCTGCTGGAAGCGCATCTGGGCCTCCTCGGCCGTCGCGCCGACGTACCGGCGGACCTCGGGCGGCCTCATCGTCCACATCCCCCGCTACGTGTGGCGCAAGCCTACGCCGTCACCATCTCGTGGATAAGCCGCTAGGAATAGCACGGCCGTTCGGTTACGCTGTCCTGCCGACCAGCAGGAGGGACAAGGTCGTGGAGCCTGACGCGCTCATGAAGGACTGGCTCCGCGGGGTCGTCGACCGCGCACTCCGCGCTCGTCTAGCAGGGCGTCCAGGCGCTCGTCGAGCAGCTCCTCCACCACGGCCACCAGGTCCGGGTCGCCCCGCCGATAGAGCGTGCCCTCCGCGTCCATCGCGGCCACGATCTCGTAGCGCCTGACGCCGAGCGCCTCGGCCAGCCGGGCGAGGTGGTCGAGGCTCGGGTCCTGGTCGTCGCGGAACCACGAGTACATCGTCTCGCCCGAGACGCCGAGCCTCGCGGCCAGCCCGCGGATGCCGCCCTGCCGGCGTGACCACCTGGCGTCCACGAGTGCCCGCAGGCGCTGGCCGGGAGTCTCAGGCGGGGGCGTATCCATTGTGTACAGGGTATTGACACCTGTCATCGGGTAGCGTACGCTCCCGCCTGTGAGTGATACCTCAACCCCTGACAAGTCTCCGGTGCAGCCTGTCACCACTTCTCCTCATCCCCTCGCGGAAGTCCTCGCGGCACAGGAGCGCTCGGCCCGCTGGCTGGCCGGCAAGACCGGCAAGAGCCCCTCCTACGTGACCCTCGTCATCCAGAGCAAGCGCCGGCCGTCGGCCGACTTCCGGGCTCGTGCGGCGGACACGCTCCACGTCCCCGAGTCGCTGCTGTTCCCGGCCGACACGGCCGCCTGACATGGCTCAGCGCAGCGTTTCACTGCATCGGGGGCCGTCGGCCGTCCTGGGGCAGGAAACCGGCCTCACAGGGCACGTGGACGGCGGCCGCTCCCCCCGCCCGTCCACGTCGCGCTGTCTCGGTAGCGATGGCCGCCCCAAGGCCAGCTACCCCTCGGAGGCCGCCGCCCACCGCGCCCTCGCGCGGAGCGCCCGCTGGCGCCGCAGGGCCGACTGGCCGATCGCATACCGCTGCGAGTGCGGCTGGTGGCATCTCGCACACCCGACGTGGCTCCGGTGACCCGCTACCGCCAGGCCAGCCCGCCCGCCCACGGCGGCATCCGCCTCGCCGGCGGCACCCGGCCGTGGGCCGAGGAGCGCGTGCTGTCGTGGATGGAGCGGGCCGAGCCGGCCCTGCGACGGCTCTCGTGGCTGGGCGTCCTGCTCGCCGCGCTGTACCTCGCCGGTCACGTGGCCGTCAGCTTGTAGCGGGGAGGGAGGGGGCATGGAGCTGGCGCTGGCGGCGTTCGCGGTCCTCGTCCTGCTCTGCGCGCTCGTGGCCTGGTGGGCGTGGGAGGACGTGGGATGACCCTCGACGACCTGCGCGCCGAGCCTCGCATGGCCGCCCTCGTCTCGTCGCTCGAGGCCTACATCTCGGCGCGCGAGGAGGCCCTCCGGGCCGACGCCGAGCGGCTCGCGACGCGCGGCCACCACGCCGTCACCTGCACGTCGCTGACGGCCCACGGCCTGCCCTCGGGCGCCGGGTGCGACTGCGGCTGGGACGAGGCCCTGCGGGCGCACGAGGCGCTGGGATGACGGCCGTCTTCGCGCCCCGCCTGTTCGACATCCCGCGCACGCCACGCCCGTACCACGACGCCATCACGGCGACCGTGAACGCGAAGGGCTGCATGGACGTGGACACCGTCAAGGGCTGCTCGGAGGGCATGGCGACGGCGGGCGGCTGCTACGGCGAGTGCTACGCCGCGAAGATCGCGGAGTTCCGGGGCGTGGACTTCGGCCGGAGCGTGACGCGCGGCTTCGTCGACCAGTTCCAGCACCGCGACATCCTCATCCGCCAGCTTCGCCAGCACCCGCTGACGTGGTACCGCATCGGCGTCATGGGCGACCCGAGCCATGCGTGGTCGCACACGCTGAACGTCATCCGGTGCCTGCGCTACGCCGAGAAGACGGCCGTGGTCGTGACGAAGCATTGGCAGGCGCTCACCGATGACCAGGTCTCGCAGATGCTGGACCTCGACATCGTCGTCCACACGTCCACGAGCGGCCTCGACACCGAGGCGCAGACGCGTCACCGCGTCGGGCAGCTGCTGCGCCTTCGAGAGGCCGGCGTGCGGAGCATCTGCCGCGTCGTGACGTGTGCCTTCGGTGATACCGACTGGGCGCGTGAGCGGCGGGCGATGCAGGACTACCTGCTGACGCTGGCGCCGGTCATCGACACGCCCTTGCGCGTGACGCCGACGAACGAGCACGTCCTGAGCGGCGACCTGTTGACGACACATCGGCCGGACGCGCTGGGAGGCGGGACGCTGCTGTCGCTGCACCGCCCGGACGTGTTCATCGGCCATTGCTCGGACTGTCCAGACCAATGCGGAGTAGAGGGGGCACCGATGACGTATCAGCCGGTCGTGGACCAAACGTATCTCTTCCCCGATGACGCGCTGGTGGGCGCGTCCGTCTTCGCGGCGCGCGACGATGTCGAGTTCCGCTACGTGGCGCGGGTCATCGGCTCGGGCTTCGAGGAGCAGGTCGCCAAGCTGGCGCTGGAGGACGGCATCGCGCACCGGGCGGCCCGCAAGAACATGCAGATTCACTCTGCGGTCATCCTCCTCATCGGGGGCGAGTTCGCGGGCTTCATGACCTTCCAGGACAACCGGGAGGTAGGCGAGTTCTGCCTTCTGCAGTCGGTCATCGAGCCGTCGCTGTACACGCCCGAGCTCTACCGCGCGATGGTGCTGGCGGTCATGTCCCGCAACGAGGCGGGGCTGCCGATGCTCATGACGACGAACCCCAAGAGCACGTTCGAGACGCCAGCCGTCTTCCAGGAGCTGGGCTTCGTGACGTACCTCAAGGCGTCGGGCTTCGAGTACATGCTGGCCGGCGACCCGGCCTACCACCGGCTGAAGACGCTCGCGCACATCGCGCTCACGAACGTCTGGGACAGCACGAAGGGCGACTGGCTCCGGCTCAAGAAGGAGTGGAACGCCCGCCTCGACCAGGTCGGCGAGGACATGAGCATCCCCAACCCGGCCTACGCGACACGCGAGGGCTGCTGGCAGGGCGAGAGCGGCTTCGCGAACGTCGTCACCGGGCGCTCGCACAACGGCAACGCCTCGGTCCTCGACCCCGTCGCCTGCGAGATCATCCTTCGGATGTTCACGCCCCGCGAGGGGCGGCGCGTCTACAACCCGTTCGGGGGCGGTGTCCAGTTCGGTTTCGTGGCGGGCGCGAGCGGCTACCAGTACCTCGCGAGCGAGATCCGGCAGAACCAATGCGACGCCAACAACGCGCTCTGTTCGCAGTTCCCGGACGTGCGCTGGGTGGCCGCCGACAGCTCGACATATGAGCCCGAGGGCGAGTTCGACCTGGTCTTCGCCTGTCCGCCCTACTACCGGGTGGAGCGGTACGTCGACTACGACGGCTCGCCGCCGGATGGCGAGATCAACGCCCTGTCCACGTACGAGGACTTCAGGGACGCGCTGTTCGCGGGCTACAGGGTCGCCATCGACCACCTGCGCGACAACCGCTTCATCGTCGTGATGACCGGCGACAGTCGGGACGCCAAGGGCGCCTACCACTGCCACGAAGCCGAGACGGAGCTGTTCTTCAAGGAACAGGGCCTGTCGGTCTACAACAAGGTCATCTACCTCGAGGCCGAGTTCACTCGGCTGGCGCAGGCCAAGAAGACACTCAACTTCCGCAAGTACCCCAAGCGCGAGCAGCGCATCATCGTCGCCTACAAGGGCCGCATCGACGCCATCGCCGACGAGTTCGCGCCGGTCGGAAGGCTCTGAGGCGATGACCCCCCAGCCGCCGTGCATGGACGAGCGCGAGTGGGAGGCGTGGCTGCGCGCGGCGAAGGACGCCAGCCTCAAGTTCGTCTCGCCCTGCAGCGACTGCACCCCGACGTTCGCCCGCGCCATGCGGGCCGAGGGGCGCTGCGACCGGCCGTGGGCCGAGCGGCTCCACGCCGAGACAGTCCAGGAGGGCGAGCGGTGAAGGAGCGCGACGAGCGTGCCGTCCGCTGGGGCGCCCTGCTCGGCCGGGAGATGGCGGGCGCGAGGATGTCGGACCACGCCGTGGCGGCCGCGCTCGGCGTGCGTCACGAGACGGTCTGGTCCTGGCGCACGGGCCGCAGCTTCGCCGGCATCGAGCACGCGCTCGAGCTGGCGTTCCTGCTGTCCCAGCCCTCCCTGCTCACGATGGTGCAGCGCCCGCGGACGAAGGCGTGCGCGCTGTGCGGCAAGGCGTTCATCGACGTGGGGCGCTTCATGAAGGCGCGCTACTGCAGCCGCAAGTGCCAGCACACGATGGAGACCCGCCGCCGCCGCGAGCAGGCCGAGGTGCAGGACCAGCTCACCACCCGCCGGCTCAACCACGCCCGCGAGACGCTGCGGCTGTTCTGCGCGGCCTGCGAGCCCGACGGCCTGTGCCGTGACGCGGAGTGCGTCATCCAGCAGCGGGGCGACAGCCCCCTGCCCTACGTGAGGAGGACGGCGGCATGAACACATCAGGTCCGGTCACCAGCACGCCACTGGAGGGCTCCGGGCCGAGGCAGGACGGGGCTGACCCCCGGCCCCGTCCTGCCGACCAGCCTCCCCGCTGGTACGTCTGCGAGGCGCCCGATCACCACCGCACCCGCTGGGCGGGCGGCCCGTTCCAGGTCATCGCCTGCCCGGCCCCGGTCGGCGCGCGGACCCGCTGCGGGGCGAAGGCGAGGCTGCTGCCATGAGCGAGATCCGCGTCATCCCGACACCCGAGGTCCCTGACCCGCCCCGCGGGCACGCTCGGCGCAAGGGCCCGTCGGGCGCCTGGCAGGTGCTCGTCGACGGGGCCTGGGTCAGCGAGCGGGCCCTGCAGGCGCACGAGGCGCTCACTCATCATCACGGTGACCGCCGCGCTGCAGCCGAGGCACTCGGTCTGTCTGCCGACCAGTTCGGCAAGGCTCTCAAGGCGTGGGACGAGGCGATGGAGCGCAGCCCTGGCAAGGCGCTCACCCCTCCCCCGCTGCGGGTCCCGAAGGCGGAGCGGCCTCGCCCGGTGAAGCCTGCGCCCGAGACACCCTCGCCTCCGACGCCGAAGGAGCCGGTGGAGGCCGAGCCCCTGAACGACGCGCCGCTCCCCCTGCCCGAGCTCCACGTCATCGGCGGGCCGCTCGACGCTGCCTACCGCCTGGGCTACCAGGTCGGCGCCATGGTCATGGCCCTGCGCGTCCTGGCACGTGACCCGCTCGTGGCCCCCGACATCGGGGCGATCGCCCGCGACGCGCTCGACCCGCCCGAGCCCCCGGAGCTGCCGCCCATGAGTTGACGGGCTGGCCCACCTGCGGGCCCTCGAGACCCTGTCTGCCCGCCCTGGGAGCTCCCCGGTCCGGTCCGGGACCCTGGGCGGCAGACGCCAGCGACGGATGGGAGCACCACATTGACCACGGTCAGGATCGGAACGGCATACGAACCACCGGAGAACGTCTACGACGGGCCGGACGGCACGCTGCTCGTGGCGCTCGCCTCGATCGGCGAGCCCCGAGAGGTCGACGGCGACTTCGGCCGACGCACCGTCCAGGAGTGGACCTTCGCGGTCGACGACGGCGGAGAGCACGACGGCCAGGTCATCTTCGACTCCTGGGTGACGGTCCCGAAGGCGGACGTCCACCCCAAGTCGACCTTCTACGCATACATGGTCGCGCTCCTCGGCCGCGAGCCGAGCGCCCGCGAGGAGTTCGTCATCGAGCGCGACCTCATCGGCCGCCAGGCCTTCGCGCAGATCGCCCGCGACGCGAAGGGCTACACGCGCATCCTGTCGCTCGTCGCCATCCCGGCACGCCCGAAGGCGAAGGCCCGGCCGGCCCCCGTGCCGGCCCCCGAGCCGGAGGAGGAAGAGGACGAGGAGGAGGAGCCCCCGCTCCCGGAGCCCCCGGCAGCCGTCCCGCTCCGCCAGCGCGTCGCCGGCGCCCGCGGCTCACGCTTCTAGGTGCCGGCGCCCGTCGTGGCCTACTCCGACCTGGTCGCGGCTCTCGAGGCCCTCCCCGGCAAGGGGCAGAAGAAGGTCTGCCCCTCGCACGAGGACCGCCTCCCGAGCCTGACCTGGAAGCTGGGTGACGACGGGCGCCTGCTCATCCATTGCCACGCCGGCTGCCGCATCGAGGAGATCGTGGCGGCCATGGGCGCGACGATGTCCGACCTCTACGCCGAGCACCGCAACGGGCACTCCGGCGCCAGGGTGCGGCACGCCGCGCCGTCAGGGCGCCGGCAGGCCTCGCGGGGCGAGCGTGCCTTCGATGCCTACTACGTCGACGGCACGAAGGCAGGCGTCCACCGCCGGGCCGACGACGGCCAGGGCGGCAAGAGGATCTGGTGGGACCCGAAGGGCATCGACATCTCGCGCCTGGCGCTCTTCTGCTCCTGGGAGCTCGGGGACGCCGACCCCGTCGTCATCGTCGAGGGCGAGCGCGCGACGCTGGCCGTGACCGACGCCGGCATCGCCGCGGTCGGGACGTACGGGGCGAACGCGATGCCCTCGCGCGAGGCGCTCCTCCCGCTGGCCGGCCGGCACGTCGTGCTCTGGCCGGACCACGACGACGCGGGCCGGCAGCACATGACCGCCATCGAGCTCGCGCTGGTGGGCGTCGCCGCGAGCGTCCTCGTCGTCCGTCCGCCCGACGGCACGCCGAAGGGCTGGGACGCCGCGGACGCAGACGTCGACACGATCAGGCAGCTCGTCACCGATGCCTCGCCGACAGGCCCTCGCATCGTGCGCCTCTCGCAGGTCGAGAGCATCCCCATCGAGTGGCTCTGGCCTGGGTGGATGCCGCTCGGCACCGTGACGCTCTTCGACGGCAACCCAGGCGAGGCGAAGTCGACCTGCGTCATGGACCTGGTCGCGCGCATCACGACGGGCAGGGCCTGGCCGGACGGCACCCCTGGCGGTGAGCCCGGAGACGTCCTCATCATCACCCGCGAGGACGATCCCTCGAGGGTCCTGCGGCCGCGACTCGAGGTCGCCGGCGCGGACCTGGACCGGGTCCACTTCCTGGTCGAGGAGTTCGTCATGCCGAAGGACACGGCCAAGCTGGCGCGGGCGATCGCCTCGATGCCTCGGCTGCGCCTCGTCTTCATCGACCCGCTCTTCAGCCACATCGAGGGGACCGTGCGGACGATCAGCGACAACGACGTGCGGACAGCCGTCATGTCGCCGCTCGCGAACATCGCGGCCGAGTATGACATCGCCGTCCTGGCCATGAGGCACTTCTCCAAGGACACGAGCCGGCCGGCGCTGCTGCGGGGATCCGGCTCGCTGGGCGGTCTGGCAGGCGCGGCGCGGTCCGTCTGGACGGCCACGGTCGACCCCGACGATGAGACGGGTGCCTCGAAGCTCCTGGGCGTCACGAAGAGCAACTACGCGCAGAAGCCCGACACCCTCCGCTACAGGGTCATCTCCGCGACCCCTCCTGGCCGCATCTGGATCGGCCGGACGGTCTCGGCGGTCGAGTGGCTGGGCAGCTCGGCCATGTCCGTCGACGACGTCATGTCGGAAGAGGACCACGAGACATCGAGGACCGCGACCGAGATCCTCGTGACGTTCCTCGAGACACGAGGCGGGGAGGCGCCGGCGCAGGAGTGCCAGGCGCACATGCGGTCGAAGGGGTACGCCCGCGCGGCCTGGACCTCCGCGAAGAGGCGGTCAGGCGTGACCTCCGTCAAGTCGGACTTCGACGCGGGGTGGGTCTGGAGGATGCCTCCGAGTGCCGAAGATGCATGGTCCCCTATCAATCAATCATCTTCGACATCTTCGGCATCTTCGACATCTTCGGGGGGCTCCGGACGGGGTCACGAAGATGTCGAAGATGTCGAAGGTGTCGAAGGAGCGGGGTCGGTTACGCGCGCGAGCACCTTCGCGGCCGGAGACGGTGACTGGCTGCGCCCCTGCCGTTCCTATGACGACCACCGCACCCGCCATCGGCGTGTGGCCGGCGGGTGGGTCTGCGATGCCTGCGACGAGGAGGAGGCTCTCCCATGACCACCGTCAAGGTCGGCACGGCCGGCCCGCGCAACGCGGTGTCGGATCCCTACTCCGGCCTGCGCTACTACACCTGGCAGGGCCGCAAGCTCCTGTCGGCCACGAGCATCCCGCGAGCCCTCGGCATCGCTCACGGCCTGCACACCTGGATGATCGGCCTGGTCGTGGACCGCGCCATGGTCGAGTACGCCGAGCTCGGCCGGCGCATGGCCGAGGATCCCTCCGCTGCGCGCCGCTGGCTGCGGTCGGCGCCCGAGGAGATCAGCGACCGCGCCGCGAAGAAGGGCACCCTCGTCCACCTGGCGGCCGAGCAGGGCCTGCGGCCCGAGGACGTCGACGAGGCGACCGCTCCGAAGCTGCGCCAGTACCACGCCTGGATGGACGACACCGGCTTCGAGGTGCTCGGCCAGGAGCTCCAGGTCTGGAACCTCGAGCTGGGCTACGCCGGCTCCCTGGACATCCTCGGCCGGCGGCCTGACGGGTCCCTGGCCATCGTCGACATCAAGACGGGCAAGAGCGTCAAGGGTCGACACGGCGAGCTCTACCCGGAGATCGTCATCCAGCAGGTCGCCTACCTCATGGCCGAGTTCGTCGGCGCGGACGACGTCGTCGACGAGCCGACGACCGAGCTCCTCCACCAGGTCGAGCACCTCTCGGTCCTGCACCTGGCCGACGACGGCTGGGAGGAGATCCCCGTCGTCGTCGCGCCGGCCGAGTGGGACGCGTTCCGCGGCATCGTGGCCTTCTCCTCCTGGGTCCTGCGGAGGGGGGTCGCGGCGTGAACGTCTTCCTCGTCCTGGTCGGCGTCCTGGCGCTCTGCGTCCTGGCCGCGCTCCTGATCGCCTGGCTCGAGGAGGAGGTGGGGTGACCCATGATGAAGCCGACGCTGCTGCGGATGCGCGAGGGCAAGGAGGGCGGCGGCAAGGGTCCGCTGCTCTCGGAGGACATGAGCCTGACGCTGACGGGCACGCAGGACGTGCTGTTCTCACCCACGCCTCCTTCTTCAGCGGCGTCGGAGGACTCGACCTTGGGCTTGAACGTGCCGGCTGGCGCACCGTCAGCGTCAGCGAGATCGACCCCTACGCCTGCGCCGTCCTCCGCGAGCGATGGCCCGGTGTCCCCAACCTCGGTGACATCATCGACCTGGGCCTTCGACCCGACAGCGGGGCTGGGCATGAGGGCCTACGACGATGGGACCACGCCGGGACTCAAGGTCGGGACTGGCCTGGGGATGGGCTGGAGCCCTGGCATCGCGCAACCCTCTGGTCAGGCGGCTTCCCTTGCCAGGACCTCTCCGTCGCGGGCAAGCGACGAGGGCTCGCCGGTGCCCGCAGCGGCCTCGCCTTCGCCTTCCTTGACCTTGTGGGACGGCATCGACCTCCCCTCTGCCTCCTGGAGAACGTACCTGGCCTCCTCTCCAGTCATGGAGGGCGAGACATGGCGGCACTCCTCGGTGCGCTGGCAGACCTCGGGTATGGCGTGGCGTACCGGGTGCTCGACGCTCGTCACTTCGGAGTGCCCCAGCGCCGCCGACGGGTCTTCATCGTCGCCGTGCGCAGCGGTGACGACGACCCTGACGGACGTGCTGCTGCCCTCCGCGCCGCCGAGATACTCGCTGTCGGCACGCGCTGCCCAAGGCATCCTCCGACGGGCGTCGAAGCGGGGGAGGACGCTGCCCCCGGAGCTGGAGACGGCGCTGACATCGCTCGCGCAGTCACCGGCACCAGCTACAAGCGCCACGACGACGACACCGACACCCTGCTCCCCGTCCGACTCGCCAACGCCGTCAGCGCCAGCGCAGGCCACCACGGCCACTCCAGTCCACGGGGAGACGGCACCGACACCCTCGTCGTGGACGGTGCGCCGCCTCACGCCGACGGAGTGCGAGCGGCTGATGGGCTGGGACGACGGCTGGACGATCGTCAGCGACTGGTCAACGCGCCCTCGCCAGTCAGGGGCGGACCAGACGACAACGACGTACAGGCGGGGCACCTCATCGTCGGAGGAGCCACCGGCATGACCCTCGACCTTGACCCGCCGGGGCTCGACAGCCACCGCTATCGCTGCTGCGGGAACGGCGTGGTCGCGCCCGTGGCCGAGTGGCTCGGCTGGCGCCTGCGGAGGGCCGTGGAGGACTACCGATGACGGCGCCCCGGCCTCCCCAGCGACTCGACCCTGTACCGCTCCAGCTCGCGCTCGCTGACGGTCCACGTCTTGCCCACGAGCCGGCCGCGGAGGCGGCCGTTGCGGATCTGGTTGCGCAGCGTGGCGGCGGACAGTCCGAGGACCGCCGCCGCCTCCGCGAGCGTCTTCACTTCAGCGCGAGCCCGAAGGCCGCGTTGACCGCCTTGAGCGACTCGCGCTTGATGACCTCTGCCGTCTGCGTCCACCCGCAGCGCGGGCAGGAGAAGGTGACCTCCACCATCGTCCCGACTGGTCCGTGCCGCTCGAGCTTGGTGGCCTGTCCGTCCTTGCATCGGTGCTTCAGCATCTCGGCGCCTCCTTGTGCCGATAATCTAGACGATAGCGTGCAGGTTGTCAACCCATGAGCGATCCGATCGTCTTCACCGTCCGCGGCCTCCCCGTCCCGCAGGGCAGCACCAGGGCGTTCGTCTCCGGCGGGCGAGCCCGCGTCGTGTCGACGTCTGCGCCCCTCGCGGCCTGGCGCCACGCCATCGCCACCGAGGCGCGCGCGGCGATGGGCGACCGGCCGACGATCGACGGGCCCGTCGCCGTCGCCGCCGACTTCTACCTGCGCCGGCCGAAGTCGGCCCCGAGGCGCGTCATGCATCCGGCCACGAAGCCCGACGTCGACAAGCTGGCCAGGGCGCTCCTGGACGCCTGCACCGGCGTCGTCTTCGTCGACGACTCGAGGGTCGTGTCCCTGTCGGTCGGGAAGCTCTACGGCGACGCCGGCGTCGACGTCTCCATCGTCGAGCTGGACGGGGGGCCGGCGTGATGACGCGCTGCCCGCGCTGCGGCTACGTCATCGAGGACGAGCCGGAGACCACCAGCCGAGATCCCTACTGCGCGGCCCTGGCCGAGCTGGCCGCGGCTGGAGAACCGTTCGAGCGGCGCCTCGAGCGGGGCTATACCGAGGCCCACCGAAGGGCCTGTCAGGGGGGAACCGAGCTCCCCACGAGCGGACGCGTGAAAGGAGCGCAGACGTGATGGCGACGACGGTCGACGAGCTCGCGGAGGTACGGCGCTACCAGCGACCGAGGGTGGTGACCTGCTCCATCGGGAGGCTCCTCGAGGAGCTGCCCGAGCGGCAGTCCCACCTGCTCGGCCTGGCATGCGCGGATCCGTCGATCCTCGGCGTGACGATCGAGGCCTGGCTGGCGAAGGAGTGCGGCGTGTCGCGCGACTCGCAGACGATCCAGCGCCACCGGAAGGGAGTGTGCCGCTGTGGACGGGCCTGATCCTCTCGCCCCCATCCGGGAGCAGCAGGAGCGCGTCGCCGAGGCCGACCGCCAGGGGCGCGCCTACCAGGCGCGCATCCGCGCGCTCGAGGACGACAACCGCGACCTGCGCAAGGTGCTCGGCCTGGCCGACAAGCTCTCGCGCACGCCGGCCGCGCCGGCCTGGACCCTGAAGCCGCGGTCGAAGGGCGGGCGTCATGTGGGGATCGTCTGCGCGCAGCTCACCGACACGCACTTCGACGAGGTCGTCGAGCCCATCCAGGTCGACGAGATCAACGCGTACGACCGGCGCATCGCCGAGCTCCGGCTCCACCGCTGGGTCGAGAAGGTCATCGTCCAGGCCCGCGACTACATCGCGGGCGTCGAGATCGAGGGGCTCTTCGTGCCGGCCACCGGGGACATCCTGTCGGGCGACATCCACGAGGAGCTCAAGCAGACGAACGAGGGCACCCTCTACGAGTCGGCCGACCATTGGATCGGCCAGCTCACGGCGGCCCTCCGCACCCTGGCCGAGGAGTTCGGCAAGCTCCACGTCGCCTGCGTCGTGGGCAACCACGGGCGCAACAGCCGCAAGCCCGTCTTCAAGGACCGGGCGCAGTCGAACATCGAGTGGCTCCTCTGGCGCCAGGTCGCGGCCAGGTTCGCCGGCGACCCGCGCGTCACGTTCCAGGTGAGCGACGCGATGGACCTGACCGTCCGGATCTACGAGACCAACTACACCCTCACCCACGGCGACCAGTTCCGCGGCGGGAGCGGCATCTCGGCCGAGCTCGCGCCGCTGCTCCTGGGCGTCCACCGCAAGACCGTGCGCCAGATGGCGACGGCCAGGCCGATGCACGTCATGGTCCTGGGTCACTTCCACCAGTACATGCCGCCGTTCCGCGGGATGATCATGGGCGGCAGCCTCAAGGGCTACGACGAGTTCGCCTACGGCCTCAACCTGCGCCCCGAGCCGGCGATGCAGGCGCTCTGGGTCTCGACGCCAGAGCACGGCCCGACGATCAGCCTGCCGATCATCGTCCAGAACCGGAAGGCCGAGGGCTGGTGACGTGAGCTACTGCCGGTTCGGCCACGGCTCTGACGTCTACGTCTACCGCACGGGAGACGGCTGGGAGTGCTGCGCCTGCTCGATGGGCGGCGATCACTTCCCCGTCTTCGCCACGCGCCAGGGGATGCGGACGCACCTCATCGCGCACCGCGCCGCCGGCGACAAGGTCCCTGACTGCGCCATCGCCAGGCTCGACCAGGAGATCGAGGAGGGGCTGCCGTGATCCCCGAGCTGACCGTCTACCGCGCCAGGAACGGCTGGATCCTGACCTTCGAGGACGGCCAGCCGGACGTCATCATGGAACAGGACGACGAGGTCTCCGGGCTCACCCTGCTGCGCGCCATCCAGGACCACCTCGGCCTCATGGGCTCTCGCTACGACGCGCAGAGGCTCGTCGTGACGACGGGGCCCGGTGACAAGCACCACGACCTCCACCCGAGGCCCTGCTCCCAGTGCGAGTGCGGGTGCGTCCCCGACCGCAGCACGAGTGATGTCGTGATGACGGAGGAGCCCGCGCCATGAGCGCGCCCACCTTCGACAAGGACGGATACCCCACCGACGAGACGCTACAAGACATCCACGACTGGCCCATGGAGGACATCGACGGCTGGCTCGACTACTGCCCGCGAGTGCTGGCGCTACCCGGACTACTGGGTACAGACCGACCACGAGGACAGCATCGAGGTAGAACTGCACACGGGCGGCTGGTCGGGCAACGAGGATGTGGTGGGGGCCATGATGGGCGGCTTCATCTGGCCCATGGTCTGGGAGGAGAGCCGCCGGGGAGGGCACTACCGCCTAGACGTACCCCGACGGCTACTGAACCTCGAGGAGCCCGCGCCATGAGCGACATCACGACCCTGCTGGCCGAGGCCATCGAAACCCATACCTGCCCGGACTCCGTGGCCATGGTGGCAGACGGCCGCGGCAGGCTCACCTACTGCTGGCCCGCCATCCTCGCCACCCCCGCAGGACAGACCCTCGCCCGACAGGCTGCCATCGGGGCGGCGGTGGAACGTGTCGGACTGACCCCAGCAGAGACAGTACGAGGCTACATGCGCAAGTACGGCTTCGCGTTCGACAGGTGGCCCCCCGATGGCGGCAGGCCCGTAGACCGCATGGACGAGTTCGATGCCGAGACACGCTGGCAGGGCTTCGCGTTCTCGCTCTATTCCGACTTCGTGGAGTACGAGTCAGCCATCGCCGCTGCGCTGGGAGATGAGCCATGAGCGAGCCGACGACGCCGACGGGGAAGACGCTCGCGGACTACGCCAAGCGCCTACTCCTGTCGCCGTCACCTGCGGCCATCGTCCCAGACATCCTCGCCATCGAGGCCGAGGCCAGGGCGCAGGAGCGCGAGCGCGCCGACTGGGCCCTGGCTGCGCTGGCTGAGTGCCGCCAACTGAACTACGAACTGAGCAACCTAGTCCTCGCCCGTGAACGCCAGCGTGACGCTGCCCGCGAGGACGCCGACCGGCTGGCCGAGGCGTTGGAGTCGTACTACGACGGCCCACCCTCCGACCGCTCCGATGAGCAGGCCCGCGACGCCCTCGCCGCCCACGACGCGCTGGTGAAGCCATGACGAACGTGGACGCCATCAGGGCGCGGCACGTCGCGACAGAGTTCGATTTCTGCAACGAGTGCCGCGACCTCTGGCCCTGCGACACCCAGCAGTCGCAAGATGCTGTAGCCGCCGCCCTCGCCGCTCACGACGCGCTGAAGGGCGATGGCTGACGAGTGGCTCTCGGTCACCGCGGCCGCCGCGAGCCTCGGTGTCTCGCCGAGCTCGGTCCGGCGACATGCCCCGCTCCGCCGCGTCGGCCGGAGGCTGCTCGTGCCATCGAGCTGGGTCTACGATGTCAGCCATGGGGAGGACGCGCCGGATGAGCGGCGAGGGGAGCCTGTACAAGCGCACCCGGACACGCCCGGACGGCCAGGAGTACGTGCGCTGGGTGGCGCAGGCGAGCTTCGGACCACGCGCCGATCGCCACGTCGTGCGCCGCGTCCGACGGACGAAGGCGGAGGCCAGGGCGGCCCTCGCCGAGCTGCTCGACCCGATGGTGGACGGCCCGACCCTTGGCGACTACCTCCGGGGCTGGCTGGCTGAGACGGCCAGCCCGTCGCTCGCCCCGAACACCGTGCGCGGCTACCGGGCCGTGCTGGCCGAGTGGCAGCCCATCGCCGACATCCCCATCGCCCGCCTCGAGGCCGAGGACATCGAGGCCTCGCTCAACCGCATGACCTCGCGGCGTCATCTCAAGGACCCCGAGACGCCACCGGCCGCGGCCTCGGCGAAGACCCGCCGCAACGCCCTGGCCATGCTCCGGCGTGCCCTCGACATGGCGGTCCGCCGCGGCCACCTCGAGCGCAACGTGGCCCTGCTCGTGGAGATGCCGCGGGTGCCGCGGGTCGCCCGGGAGGCGATGACCCCGGAGATGGCCCGCGCCATCCTGGCCGCCGTCAAGGACGACCGCTACGAGGCCGCCTACGCGCTCGCCCTGTGCGGCCTGCGGGTCGGCGAGGTGCTCGGCCTGGCCTGGGCCGACGTCGACCTGGAGGCGGGCCTCGCGCATGTCCGCTGGCAGCTCGTGGGCTCCGGCGAGCGGGCCGTCCGGGCCCAGCTGAAGACCCGGGCCAGCGAGGCGCCCGTGCCGCTCCCCGGCTTCGTCGTGTCGCGCCTCGTCGAGCACCAGCGCGGTCAGCTCCTCGAGCGCATCGCCGCTGGCGTGCCGACCGAGGAGGGTCTCGTGTTCGTCACGCCCTCGGGCTGGCCGGTCAACGCGACCCAGCTCACGAAGCGCTTCCAGGCGCTCCTCGCGAAGGCCGGGCTGCCCTCGCTGCGCCTCCACGACCTGCGCCACGGGGCGGCCACGCTGCTGGCCGCCGACGGCGTCCATCCTCGCCTCGCCCAGCAGTACCTGCGCCACTCCCAGGTCGGCACGACGCTCAGCGTGTACACCCACGTCGCCCAGGGCCGGGAGCGCGAGGCTGCCGACGCCCTCGAGCGCATGGTGGGCGGCTAGCCGGGCGTGTCACCGGGCGTGTCACCGGGCTGGTGCTCGTGCTCACTCCTGCACCTGCTGGTCGCTCCTGACGCTCAGGATTGGTAGGGGAGCCTGGATTCGAACCAGGAACCAGTCGGATATAAGCCGCCGAGGTCGTGCGCGTTTCGGGCCCCGGCGTGTCACCGGGCGTGTCACGCGGTAGTGACTTCCGGGCCCCGATGTGCTACACCACGAGCGTGAGAGCGACCCCCCTCCTCTCCTCGTGCGATGCCGTGGGCCGACCCCCCTCCGGCCCACGGCTCGTCGTCTGAAGCCGTGGGATGTCCCATGACCCCGACGAGCTCAAGGAACTGCGAGAGCGGGTCCGCTGGCTCGTCGCCGGCACCCTCGTCGCCGGCATCATGCTCGACCGAGTCGGTCCGGCGGTACTGGGTGAGCGCTACACGTCGCTCAGCGACTGGGCGCTCGCGCTCGTCCTGGCGGCGGTCCTCGTCCTCCTGGGCATCGAGAGCGTGGCATGGCTCCTGAAGCGCTGACCCCCGACGCGGTCATGGCCGCGGCCAACATCGTCCTCGGCGCGCTGCTGCTCGTGGCCAGCCTCACCGTCGTGGCGGGTGCCTGGCTGGCACGCATGCCGGCCTCGATGATGGCCGGCACCGTCGCCATCGTCCTGCTCTGCCTCACCACGCTGCTCTCGGCCTTCGCACGGCTCGAGACGGGCGTCATCCCCAACATCAGCCTGCTGCTCTCCACGCTGCGTTTCAGCGCGCTCATCCTCCTCGCCGCCGCGGGCTGGACGCTGGCGGCTCGCTACATGCGGAGGCCGACCCTGTGACCCGGACCCTCTCGCTCGACCCCGACCTGTACACCCCGCCCCACATCACCGAAGTCTGGGGCGAGACGCAGTTCGTCGACTGCACCTGGGCCAGCGGCTACGGCTTGATCGACATCTGGACGACGGGTGCCGCGACCCGCGACCGCGACTGGTGGCCCTACGGCCAGCGGCGCCTGAAGGCGACCCGCGAGGCGCTCCGCGACGCCAGTGGCGACCTCGTCGGCGGCTCCACGCTCGAGGACCTCGCCCGCGGCGTCGCGGTCTACTGGCCGCAGCTCCCGGCCCTGCGCCGCACGACCGACGGCTCGGCAGACCTTGACTTCGCCGGCATGTGGGCCGCGCTCACCGAACGCAGCAGCGTGCTCCTGCAGGGCAACCCCAGCCGCATCACGAACATGCGCAGCTTCCTGCGTACGGCCCAGGGCGACGACGACTACGACCACTCCATCCTCGTCATCCGGGCCCGGCAGGACGCCGCGCTCGTGGACGACCCGCTGCGCCCGGCACGCTCCCGGCCGCGCTGGGTGCCGCGCGAGGAGTTGCGCCAGTTCGCAAGCCGCTTCCACACGCCGGCAGGGCTGCCCTTCTACGCCATCGTGCGGCGCGGCTCGCGGACGACCCTGTATCGGACGATGGAGGCGCTCAAGACGTGCCTGGAGCAGCAGCCCGGCGACTGCACGAACGCCAAGGCGGCAGCGCGCGAGGCGGCTCTCATCCAGGCGCGCGACGCGGTCGACGCGCTGCGCAGCGAGGAGGCATGAGCATGGACCCCGACGTCCCGCAGGTCAGCGCGCTGCTCACGATCAGCGGCGTGACCATCGTCACCGTCATCGCCGTGGAAGTCGTGAAGCGCGCAGCCGCTCTCTCGGCCGAGGCCGTGACGCGCTGGGGGCCGCTGCTCTCCATCGGCATCGCCACGCTGCTCGCCTTGCTCGCGCTGTTCGTCCTGCAGGGCGTCTCGGTGAGCGGCGAGGCCGTCCTGCAGGCCGTGCTCGTGGGCATCATGGGCGGCGCCGCCGCGAGTGGCATCTACGGCACCGTCAAGAGCCAGGTCGCATGAGCGCCGAGTGGCGGGCTCCGGCGGGCGAGGTCCAGCTCACGGGCCGCGTCGTCTACCGCTGCTGGGCCTGTGGCACGGACATCCCCGACGAGGAGGTCGTCTTCGCCGACGAGGCCGGCGTCACCGACCTCGAGCACCTCACCAAGACCACACGCTCCTACCACCCATCCCACGTACCACCCCAGGAGGATTGACCCATGGCAGCCGACCTCAGCGTGAGTGAGGCCGTCGCTTCGGCGATGTGCAACGCCCTCGTCGACAGCATCGACACGGGCGGCGCGGGCACGCTCAAGATCTACGGCGACACGCGGGCGGCGACGACCGACACGGCCGTCGGCGCGCAGACGCTCCTCGCGACCCTCACGTTCAATGCCACGGCCTTCGGCGCCGCCTCCGCGGGCGTCGCCACGGCCAACGCCATCACCCAGGACAGCTCGGCCGACGACACCGACACGGCGACCTGGTTCCGCATCTCGTCCGGCACCCCAGCCGCCATCGCCGACGGCAACGTCGGGACGGCCACGGCGGACTTGATTCTGAATACCGTCTCCATCGTCTCCGGCGCGGTCGTCTCGATCAGTGCCGGGACCATCACGGTGCCACTCACCTAGACATGGCAGTCGCCACGAGCGCCGGCTGGCGCGAGGCAGCCCGGCGGGTCCTTGGAGTCCTGGGGTCCAGGTCGGCCATCGACTCGACGGGCCTGTCCATCCCGCAAGTCGCGCTCGTGGCGACGATGGCCGGCGGACGCTTCGACCTGGTCGGGAGCGTCACGTACCTGTGCCACACCTGCGGCCAGCTCATCACCCGCCCCTGGGAGTGCCTCTACGTGGACGACACGCCGGGGGCCGAGTGGGCGAGCACCATCACGCCGCCCACGATGACGAAGCGCACCACGACACATCACGACTGGCACATGGCCAGTGGAGGCGACTAGATGGCCATCAACGCTGCTGACGCGCGCCAGCTGGCGCGCGTCATCCTCATGGCCTACGGCGAGGACATCAGCACCATCGCCTCCATCCTGCGCCCGCTCAGGACGGAGTGGACATCCATCAACTGGATGGCCGAGCTGACGACCATGGCCGAGGCGTACCAGCCCTTCAAGGACAGCGGATTGAGCGTGGCGTGGTGGCTGTCTGAAGTGGACCGCCAGTCCCAGCCCTGAG